TCAAGCCTACCTCGAAAAAGTGATAAAGCTAAAGAGCGAGCAAGTCCGTTTTGGTGACACACACGGTCGCGTAAAAGGCACAATAGTAGAAGAAGACCAATACCTACAAGACCCGAATGCACCAGAGCCAGAATTCAACTTTGACGATAAAAGTTCGAAATCAATAATCCGCAACGAACACGTCATGCATCTAAATATAGAAGGTTTTGGTGGAGACATTAACAAACTAATGCTTCAGCTAATCTACTGGATGTACACAGAAAAACAAACCCTAGAAATGGATTACACCATTGAGTGGAATAATAACGAAACCATCAATATTAACATTTTCTTCGATATAGACGACAAAATAACAAAAAGCAAAGACGACACAAGCACATGCTAGTAGATGATCAAATAACAGCAGGGCTACTAAAAGTGCTAACCCATCTAAGCCCAGTGGGTCGAAAAAAAGCCATGCGCGAAATAATGACCTTTCTAAGAAAGTCAAACCGTCAAAGAATCAAGGCAAATAAAGCACCCGATGGCTCAAATTTTGCGCCCAGAAAAAACAAAAAAGGCAAAATGTTTAAAAAAATAGGCAAATCAATAAAACTAAATGTTACCGAAAACAGTGGCGAAATAGGATTTTATGGAAGGGCCAGCGAAGTAGCCAGCAACCACCAGTTTGGTAAACGTATTAAATACAAAAATGGCGATAAAACAGGCTACTTTGACCTCGCAAAACGAGAACTATTAGGACTATCAGACAACGATAAACGAACAGTAAGTGACATAATTATTAAGCATCTGGAGTTAGCATGAGTCAGCCAAAAAACCTAAGCAAAAATTTTCCAGAATCTGAATTCATTCACAGCCGAACAGCTGCACGGCTGGGCATAAAAAACACAATGAGCAAAGCAGAAAGAATCAATGCCAAAAAACTCTGCACAAATGTCCTGCAACCATATCGAGACCACATCAAAAGCCCAGTAACGGTAACTAGTGGTTATCGTTGCAAAGCGCTAAACACAAAAATTGGTGGTTCAAGCACAAGCTACCACATGGAAGCCTGCGCCGCAGATGTAAGAGACTCAAAAAAGTCACTCGAATACGCCGCTAATTGGATGATGGATAATTGTGGAAAAAACATTGATCAAATAATCTACGAATACGGCGCATGGTTGCACGTACAAATAGCAAAGCCTGGTAGAAAACCGCGCAGCCGTTTCTTAACAGCTTATCGTAAAAATGGAAAAACCCATTATGCAAAAGGTCTAAAGCCAGAGCTATGCAAATGAACGCAAACGTAGAACGTAGACTTTCAGAGCTAGAAAGAAAGCTCGCAAACGTAGTCAGAGAAGGCGCAATAGTTGAGCTAGACACCGACAACGCACTCGTGCGCGTCCAATCAGGCACAGAAGATGAAAATCTAACAACAGACTGGTTGCCGTGGTTAACCACAAGAGCAAGCCACGACACCACGTGGTGGTGTCCAGAAGTTGGCGAACAAGTATTACTACTATCACCCAACGGTGATCTAGCACAAGCAATGGTACTACCCGCATTATATCAAGAACAATTTGAAACCTTCGGAAACGACGAAAACATCAGCGGAAACTACTACAAAGACGGCGCAAGCATAACCTACGATAGAGAAGCACATAGCTATAGCATCAGCCTACCAGCCGACGCAACAACCAGCATCACCAGCAAAGGCGGTGTAAGCATCGAAGGAAACACAAGCATAGACGGAAACGTGGAAATAACCGGAAAAGTAACAGCCCAAGGCGACGTAATAGGGCAAGGAACAAGCCTACACAATCATATTCACGGTGGCGTAATAGCAGGTGAAGATAACACCAGCGGCCCCAATTAAATAATAGATAAGTAAAAAATAGAAACGAGCAAATAAATTAATAAATGAACGCAATCGACGCACAAACAGGAAGGTCAATAGATGCACTGCAGCATCTACGTCAATCCGTGCGTGACATATTAATGACACCCAAAGGCTCGCGCGTCATGCGCCGCGATTACGGTTCAACCCTTTTTGAACTAATAGACAAGCCAATGAATGACACGCTCATGATGCAAATATTTGCATCAACAGTAGAAGCACTCAGGAAATGGGAGCCACGATTCAGAGTCAGCAGAGTAAACACCAGCAAAGCCACAATGAATGGAAATCTAGAGATCACGCTTACAGGTGACGTTCTAGATTGGGTGTCCCCAGGGAAAACTAGCAGTGTAGAGCTATCATTCCCGCTAGGCATAAGAGGTGTAAGCTAATGACAGCATTCACATTCAACGACCTATCACGCCTACCCAAGCCCGCCATCGTTAAAAACTACACATTCGAAGAGCTATGGCAAATCCGCAAAGACCAGTTTATGGGTCGTCAGCCGTTGTTAATGGACGAAAATCAACAACCAACAATTTTGCCCGCGCAATACATCAGTGATGACTCAGGAAGCTACTACCGAGTAGAAGCCGATGCGAACAGAGAACTCTATTATTTAGAGCTAGAATCAGACCCGATAGTCAGAATTCTGCAAGCAGATGTCTACCAAGAAATGCACTTACACCAACGCATAGACGAGGCGGCCCTAGCAATAATGCCAGCCTATGCAGTAGGATCTGATTTAGAACAAATAGCCGCGCGATACGGCGTAACACGCCTCACCATTGTAGAAGCAACAATAACCGAGCAAGCCATTTTAGAATCAGACGACGCACTACGCAGAAGAATGATCCTAAGCATGGAAGCCAGAAGCACAGCAGGGCCAGAAGGCGAATACGTCTACCATGCCCTCAGCGCGGACGGGCGAGTAAAAGATGCCTACGCCCACAGCCCCAATCCAACAGAAGTCGTCGTAACCATTTTGTCGCACGAAGGCAACGGGCAAGCCACTCAAGAACTTATCGATATTGTTAATGATGCGCTAAACGAAAAAACCACCCGCCCGATGGGTGACAGACTCACCGTACAAAGCGCAGAAATTATTGAATATGAATTAAACGCAGAGCTAATATTCTACCGTGGCCCATCACACGCTCCCACCTTGCAAGCCGTAGATCAGGCGATATCAGACTACAGAAAGCAAGCCGAGCGAATAGGTCACAGCATAACCGACTCAGGCATCAAGTCCGCACTGCATCAACAAGGCGTATACCGTGCCGTCGTTACAAATCCAGACCTGCCCGTTGTTGTAAACACACAGCAAGCTGCCTTTTGTAGCGCAATAAATATCACAGACGGAGGCAATATAGATGAGTAATCCAACGAATCCCACACTATTGCCACCCAATAGAACCGCGCTAGAAATGGATTTAGAAGCCGTACTAGCAAACAAATACGAGCGTACCGACGCATCAATAATTAGAGCATTGCTAGACCCGATGTTCTGTCCAGAATCATTATTGCCATGGTTGGCCTGGGCTTTCTCGATAGACGTATGGAATGACGATTGGAATATCGACATGAAGCGTCAAATAGTTGCCAATGCATTCAAAGTGCATCAAATCAAAGGAACACTAGCAGGAATAGAGTCATCGCTAAAACTGCTAGGGCTAGAAGATGCAGAAGTCGTCGAGTGGTTTAATGCGGATAACTACTACTTAGGCGGCAGAGGCACAGCAGAAATCACATTCGGCGCAGACTATTGGTTACTAACATCGGCAAACTTTCAAGACGTATTGCAAACCATAAAAAGCAACAAGCGCCTTAGCATTCACACCAGCCTGCTTATCAATGAAAAAACGCCCGTCATTGATAGCCGGCACGTTTCAGCCGTGGCACATATTCACGACACCAGCGAAGCCTCAGCGATATTGAGATTTAAAACACCAACAATCATTGCAACCTTTGCAGAACTTAGGGAAGTCGCTTAAATAATGTTATTACAAATCACACAAGCAGGCATAGACAAAGAGCTAGAAGCACTATCAGCAGGAACAGCCTTTCCAGCAATTGACAAAATTGCATTTGGCTCAGGCGACCCCGTCAATGCAATAACCGTCACAGCACTAACAACTACTTTTCACGAGTCAGACATCATCAGCGTAGATCGTATCAGCGACACTGCTATGCGCCTGCGTGGGTTAATCCCGCCCGATGTGCAAGGTCAAATAAGAGAAATAGGGCTACTATTAACAGACGGCACGCTATACGCGTACGGTGCATACCAGCCAGAAGTTGGCGGGCTAACCAAGGGCATCGGTTTTAGCTTCGACTTTTACGCGATTCTCTCAAAAGAGAACATCTCAGAGCTAACCTTCAGTTATACCCCAATAGACGTACAGCAAATAGCAGATGCAGTTTATAACGAAGCACTAGAGCGACTAAATGGCGAGCATCCAGGGCTTTGGCTTCGCACAATTACCCATCTATCAGGCTTAAACGCACAGGCTCTGCACCAACAAGATATGCAAAATACAACGAATCAAAAACTAAAACAAATGGGAGCATCCTAAAATGCCAACCGACTTAGAAAATTTAATCAGCGCAATCAATCAAGATCGTGAGCTTGCAATAGAAGTATTGTCGAATCTGCCAAAACTAATCACAGAACAAGGCGATATCACCTTTAATCTTGATACACCGGTGCAAGTGCCAACCATCGCAAAGCTCCAAGAGGCTATTACATCGGGCAATATTCCAGACCGCCTAAAATTGGTAGAGGCCATCTCACGAGGGTTAGTGCAAGAGTCCGAGAGACTCGCATCAAGCCTAGGCATACAACAAAATTCACCCTTTTGGGATGCACTCGATCTTCAAGAAAACACAGACGGCGACACGCTAGACCCGTTGTTCCGAGCGCAAGTAGAAGGTGGCATCCGCATGCCGTATGACGGCTACACCGTATTAACCATGGATAGGAAATTTCCATCAGGCGCTGCTAGAATAGGTGATTGGCTACTGCCAAACTACACAGAAGATATAGACCAACGCTGGGTTTCAAGATATTCATTTATATCAGTAACCACACACGCAGCGGTAAACACTAGCTACTATTGGCGTTATTACTATATTTATCGTTACTACTACGGCTACTATTGGCGCTGGTGGGCATATCGTAACAACAATATTAATGCCTATAAATACTTGCAAGCCCAAGCAGATTTAACGGGCAGTATGATGGCGCAAACTTTTCAAGTGCCCAGTGCAAAAGTTTTAACAGGCATGTTGCTCAATTGTCAGGCCCCAACGACTTACCAAGCCACCGCGAATCCTCGTGCTATTTTAGTCGAGAGTAGTTTTGGCGCGCCAGATTTAAGTAAAACGCTCGCGATAGGTACATTTAGATCGGCAGATCTTCTCCAGGGTGCGGCACAATCAAACGTAAATATTGATTTTGACAGACCAGTTATGCTCAAAGCCAATAAATCCTATGCCTTGGTTGTGGTTGCAGATGCTAATTTCATGGTCAACATCAGCTCAAATCAAGACAACACAGGCGGGTTATTCTTAACACAAGATGCCCAGTACTGGGATCAAGATATCGCAAAAGATTGGTGCTTCTCATTACGCACAGCAAACTTTGGACAAACCCCAGAAATCTTAATAGAAATGAATGCGCTGGAGCTTTCAGGCGGCATAAGCTCGACCAAGCAAAGCCTATTGGCAGAAATACCAGAGGGCACAACAATAGAGACAGAGGTGGACATAAATGGCACATGGCAACCCCTTGAGAATATGAACAGTCTCTCAAGCCTCCCACCGTATTCTCCCTGCCGTTTAAAGCTTACAGGCACAGAAACCGCGATGCCGATTTTAGATGTAACACAATCAGAAATCACCGCATTTAGACCCGCAACCGACCTACTTTATCGCTCAATCTTAAAGCACGGGTCAGGCAATATCCGTATATCGTATGAGTTGATCGGTTTCAACCCAACTTATCACACGTTTGACCCAGCACTGCTTGTAAACACCACAAGAATTCTGCCAGATGTGATCGAAACCAGCATAACAGACGATGAAAACGTTAGACATATCACTGCAACCTACTCAGTGTCACCGACGGGCGTGGATTACAAACACGACATAATCGGCGATACCGATACCGCCAGTATTATTTATGATATTGCAAGCATCATCGAAATCAAAGCGTAACCGAGGAAAATAAGCCATGAAACAAGTCACACTAAAAGCCCCCGCCATTATAAATGGCACGGCATATCAAAAAGACAAAGAGTTGACCGTATCCTCTGATGAAATCGTAGAGCAAGGCTACAAATTAGCCGCACGTGAAAGCCTACGCAAAGTCATCTACGCCAACGTAGCCGACCCAGAATCCATGCTAGGCATAACAGCAGACGGCGTACTGTTAGCCCTGATTGGTATATCACGATTAACCATCGCGCTATCCACTGCTACATCACTAGCTGAAGTTAGAGCTTCCGCTCTTGAGCTTGCAGAGCTATCAAAGCCCTTTATTGGCGCGCTAGATGCAGGTCAATTGGAGACTACGCTAGAAGTAAAGCCAGAAACACACGGCGAGATTCTAAATCAAGTCATCGGCGCCAATGTAGCTGTTGCGGGGATAATTAAATCCGCCACAAGCCCAGAAGCACCCGCAGAAGCACCTGTTTAAAAAAATTATTAATAAATGATTAACAAATAATCAAAACCAACGAACGTCGCGAGACGTACAGGAGAAAATGAAATGCCAGACACGTATTATCACGGCGTAAGAGTCATCGACACTAGCGATGGAGCTCGCGCCATTAAAACAACAGAAACAGCCGTGATAGCGGGTGTTTTTATCGCGCCAGATGCAGACGCTACCGTTTTCCCGCTAAACGAGTTAGTGTTATCAGCGGGCAATATAGACACCTATATAGCAGCATCAGGTACTCAAGGAACGCTCAGAAAATCATTAGAAGCGATCAAAGATCAAACAGACCCACTGTTAATAATGGTGCGTGTTGCCGAAGGTGTGGATGACGCAGAAACAATAAGCAACATCATCGGCACAGTCACACCAGAAGGCAAGATGACCGGCATCCAAGCTTTTTTAACTGCACAAAATAAATTCGGGTTTACAGGTAAAATCTACGGCGCACCAGGTTGGGATCACCTCGAAGCGGTGGCAAACGAGCTAGTACAAGTCGCGGAAAAAACACGCGGCTTTGCCTACACAGGTATGCTGGCAAACACAGCAGCAGAAGCCGTTGCCGCCCGTGCCAACTTTGGTAATAAGCGCCACATGCTAATTTGGCCAGATTTTGTAGGCTGGGACACAACGTCAAACTCAGAGATTGTATTGGCAGCATCAGCCCGTGCGATGGGAGTAAGAGCTAAGATTGACTTAGAGCAAGGCTGGCACAAAGCAATTTCAAATGAAATCGTTGGCGGTGTGTCAGGGCTAAGCAAAGATGTCTACTGGGATCAACACACCGCAGTTAACGACGCTAATTATCTGAATGAGCATGAGATAACAACAATTATCAGGCATAAGGGCTATAGGCTGTGGGGTTCTCGAACCTGTTCATCAGATGCTAACGAAGCATTTGAATCATTTGTTCGCACAGGTGATGTATTGGCTAGAACAATCGGTGATGCTAACTTTTGGGCAATCGACAAACCTATGTCCCGCGGTTTAATCCTCGACATTATCGACAGTATCAATGCAAAGCTAACCGATTGGACAGCTCGCGGATATCTTCTAGGCGGTAAATGTTGGATAGAAACAGGTGCAAATGCCCCAGAAATTGTAAAAGGTGGAAAACTAACCATCAAATACAACTACACACCCGTTCCGCCACTAGAAAACTTGGACTTAGTGCAAGAAATGACGGATGAGTATATCGTAAACTTAACGGAGGGCATCAACAATGTCGCTACCTAAAAAAATAAAAGCCTTTAACCTCTTTGCCGATGGGCAGGGGCTTGCAGGCACGATCAAGAAAATAACACTGCCAAAATTAGGGCGTAAGTTCGAAGAATATCGTGCAGATGTAATGGATGGCCCAATAGAAATCGACCTAGGCGGCGATAAACTAGAAGCCAGCTTCACAGTAGAAGAACATAACGATATTTTACTCGCTAAATATGGTCTATGTAACCACGCGGGTGTTCGCCTACGCATGATGGCATCGGCAGAGTCGGATGATTGTGAATTCGACGAAATCCAGATCGTCATGCACGGCAGATGGCGTGAAGTCGATATGGGCGATATCGAGTCAGGAAACGACAACAGCATGGATGTGCAAATGGCAATTTCTCACTACGAGTACATAAAGAATGGTGTAGAAATTGTTTATATCGACCGGGCAACAGGTGTAGAACGTGTCGGAGGCGTTGACCGCACCGCCGAACGCCGACGCAACTTAGGTCTTAACTACTAAATAGCAACTCTTATCATCTTCAGTCCCCTCTCGATAACAGAGGGGGATTGTAGGGGTAAAAATACAAACAAAAAGGAAACAAAATGGCAGATCCAGAAAACACAGATGGTTCAATTATTGTAAAACTATCAAAACCGCTAGAAAGAAGTGATGGCGAAAGCATCACAGAAATTACAGTCATGTCACCCAATGCAGCAATGATGGATAAAGCCGGCGGTAGAACCTCACTCTATCAAATGGCAGACAGTGCATATGCTCGCATAATGCCGCGAATTACTACGCCACAAATCACCCCAAATATGTACATGAATATGCCGATAAATGATTCGCAAAAATTAATCAATGCGGTGATGAGTTTTTTAGTCGGTTCCTCGAGCGACGAGAATCTCGAGGACTAGCAGTAGACCTACCAGACATTAAATTCGCCTGGGCAACAATTAATAACGGAATAGGGGCATGGCCACCCAGCGAGATGGCGGATATGAGTCTAGATGACTTCTACGAATGGTACGACATTGCAGTAAGTAATATCAAAAGAAGTAACGAAGAGGCTAGTGGTGATTAGAGGTCTTTTGCAGAAGTATTAAAAGGTAATTCGTCATCAGTAATATTATCGCTAGTCTCAAAAAACATCATAATGCCTACAACGATGTATAAGAAAGTCATAAAGACAATAAGCGCAGCACCAATATAGAAAATAATCATAACTGGATTGTATCACAAATGACCCCATTAAAGTTGGAAGTTATCCTAAACGGTATAGATAAAATAACCAAGCCAATTAAGCAGGCCATGACAAGCGTGGGTGGGCTAGACGAGGAGGTAAAAGATGCCGAATTAGCGCTAAAAAAGCTCAACAAACAACAAAAGAAAATGGATGCTTTCAAAAATCTTAAAACTCAAAGCAAAAATACCAGCATTGCCTTAAAAGCAGCCAAAGATCAAACGAAAGAACTCGCACTGGCACTCAAAAGCACAGACTCGCCCACAAAAACGATGATCAATAATTTTGAACGTGCCAAAAACAAAGTAAACAGACTAAAGAAAGCCCAGCAAGCCGAAAAGCAAGAACTGCAAGGCGTTCGTCTTGCATTAAACGAAGCAGGGTTGTCAACAAGGCGTTTTACTCGTTCTCAAAATCAAATAGCCGAAGCCACAAGAAAAGCTAACAGAGTACTTGATACCCAAGGCGAGAAACTAAAAAAACTTAAACAACAGCAAAGACTAATAGGCAAAGCGAAAAGCGAGCGCAACCGAATATTAGCAACACAGGCTAATATTAACTTTGTTTCACAAGCCGCATCGCAAGTCGGTCATGGCATTATTAATAAAATGACCAATCCAATGCAACAAGCCTTAGATTTTGAGTCATCTATGGCAGACGTGCGCAAAGTAACTAATTTTAGCCCTAAAGGTTTGCAAGCTTACTCAAAAGAATTGGAAAAGCTCACCTGGGCCATTCCATTAATGGCAAATGAATTGGCGCAAATATCAGCATCAGGTGGTCAGCTAGGCATCAAAGAAAGCCAACTATTAGATTTTACTAAGCTAGTTGCAAAAATGTCGACGGCATATGACATGATTCCCGATGAAGCTGGCGATGCCACCGCAAAGCTAATGAATGTCTACAAATTAACCATTGGTGAAACCCAATTATTAGGCGATGCCATTAATCACTTATCTGATAACAGTGCCGCAAAAGCGCGGGAAATGATCGAGGCACTAGGGCGAGTGGGCGGTGTCGCTAAACAATTTGGCTTAACTGAAATACAAGCAGCGGCATTAACTAATGCATTTATTGCCATGGGAAAACCGCCACAAGTTGCCGCCACTGCAATCAATTCGATGTTGCAACGTCTACAAACTGCACCAAAGCAGGGTAAAAAGTTTCAAAAAGCACTGCAGGAAATGGGCATATCATCAACGCAACTTGCGCAAGATATTGAAAACAACCCACAAAAAGCATTATCAAACTTCCTTAAAATACTTGGTAAGGTCGATAAAACAACCCGCGCAGGATTAACAGTTGATCTATTTGGCACGGAATATTCAGATGACGTGAGTTTATTGGTTGGTAATTTAGATCAGTATCAGAAATCACTCGATTTAACAGCTAAAAAAGAAATGTATCTAGGTAGCATTCAAAAGGAGTTCGATGTTCGTGCGTCAACTCGCGCTAATAAATTAGCGCTTCTTAGTAATAAATATGATGGAATAAAAAGAACGATTGGTAATTTTTTACTCGATTCTGTTATGCCACTCATTGATAAAGTCGGCACAGTATTAGAAAAAGCCAATATTTGGATAGAACAAAACAGAGAGCTAGCAACAACCATCGCGCAAGTTGCATTGGTTACGGGCGCACTGCTTGTTGTGGCAGGCAGTCTAGGCATAGCAATGGCTGCAATCCTAGGCCCATTGGCAATGGCTCGCTATCTTTTTGCCGTATTGGGTATCAAAGGTTTTAAACTAGGTACAGTTTTAATGTGGCTAGGGCGCACAGTATTTCCATTGGTGCTCACCGTATTGCGAAGCATTGGTGTAGCATTGATGGCCAATCCCATCGGTGCTGTCATCGCCGTCATAGCAGGTGGTGCGTATTTGATTTATAGAAATTGGGATAGTCTGCAGCGTTGGTGGAATAGCTGGACACTGGGAGATATTGGAGAAACAGTAGGTGAGTTTCTAATGTCTATGGCATACAAGATAATTGATACTTATTCAGACTTAATGACTTGGTGGGCTAGCGTAGAGCTTTCAGATATAAAGCTAAATGTGCGGACAGAAGCGATAAAATGGGCATTAAAAAAAGGCAAAGAGTTCGTAAAATGGTGGAATGGCATTAATCTAAAATCCATCATTCCCGATATAAAGATACCCGATGTAGCCAAAACATGGTCAAACTGGAAGTCCGGTCTTAGCCGTGGGTTTAATCGTGCAGAAGCCAGTAATCGCATGAAAAAGCATAACTATTACAAGCTAGGTTCAAACTCCCCAAATATTGATGACATGGTGAATATTGTAAATAAAATACCTAAATCAGCAAGAAACCCCGCAAACGACCCGATGCATGGACAAGTCAAAGTAGCCAGCGCACCGCGTTTGGTAGCCAATGGAAGCTTTACGGATAACAGTAGCATAAATATTGACGTACACGCATCACCAGGTATGGATGAAGAAAAAGTCGCGCAGGTTGTAAGTGCTAAAATAATGGAAGAAAAACGCAATCAAAAGCGAATAAACACAAGAAGAAAAGGCGGCTTTATGTTCGATGGTGACGGTCAATGATGATGATCCTCGGTGAGTTCACCTTTGAGCTTAAGACAGCAGCTTACCAAACGTTTAAGCGCACATCGGCACAACGCTGGTCGCAACATGACAGAGTAGGCAAGCGAGCCATGCATCAATACCTAGGCCCCGCTAATGATGAAGTCACCTTGCCCGGTGTTATTTATCCAGAATTTAACGGTATAGATAGTCAGTTTTCTCTGGATAAATTGCGAGATATGGCTGATGCGGGTATCCCCTACAATATGATTGATAGGGATGGATTTGTACAAGGTGATTTTATTATCTTAAATATCAGTGAAGATAAATCAAACTTTCTTAAAGGCGGTGTGGCACAAAAAATAAGCTTCGAGATCAAGCTACGTCGCTATGCTGATGATGAACTTGCGAGCATTAAAAATGATCTATCGCTGTAAACAAAACGACGTACTTGATGAGATTTGTCACGATTATTATGGCGACGAGAAAGGTACAACAGAAAAGGTATTGCAAGCAAATCCGGGGCTTGCAGATAAAGGGGTGCATTTACCCATTGGTCTTGAAATTGAATTGCCAGATTTGAGTGAAAATACAGTCAACAAATTACCCACAACGAGGCTTTGGTAATGAAGCCGAAATATTTAATATTCGCAGATGATACAAATATAACAAAGCTGATAAAGCAACGCTTAGTATCAATTAATCTTCGTGATCTCCGCGGTATTGAATCTGACACAGTAGAAATTATATTATCTGATACCGATGGCGAGATTGTATGGCCAGAGCACGATGTCATTATTGCAGTCTGGTTAGGTTATGGTGATGATGACTCTCAATATTACGATAAAGGATTCTTTGTAATAGATGAGACTGAGCATTCAGGCCCACCCGATCAACTCATTATCAGAGGTCGCGCAGACAATTATCTTGAACAGTTAAAAACACCTAAAACCCGTAGTTTTCATCAGCAAACACTGGGTCAAATTGTCGCAACCATAGCCGGTGAAAATGAGCTTGACACAGCTATTGGCTTAACATTTAAAGATGTAAAGATTGAACACATTGATCAAACAGAAGAATCGGATCTAAACTTTTTAACACGTCTAGCAATACGCCATGATGCCGTGTGTAAGTCGGTGATTGGTGATGGTTCTGCCCGTTTGCGTTTCAGTAAGCGCGGCGCAGGCGAAAAACCCGACGGAACAGAAATGGATGTGATCAATATTAGGCGCAATCAAGCTGATCAGCATAGTTACTCAGTAAAAGGGCGCAGTGATTATTCGGGCGTACGCTGCTACTGGAATAATAAGAAGTTTGCGAGGCGAAATGAGGTATTGATCGGCTCAAAAACAAAATTAAAAACATTAAAATCAACATTACCAACAAAAGAGCAAGCCTCTGAAGCCGCACAAGCTGAATTTGATCGGCTAAAACGTGGCACAAAGACAATAGAGCTTGATTTAGCGCACGGAGACCCTTCATTAATCGCCGAAGCTAGAGTAAAATTAGATGACTGGCGTGATGAAATGAATATCATCTGGATCATCACGGAAGTAGAGCATAATCTCGATGCAAAAGAGGGCTTATCAACACATTTAAAACTAGAACAACCAAATAGCGAAAAAGATAACGAAAAAATCAACTGATCTATAAACATTTAAATAATCAACGTCGTGATGACGTAGAGGTAAAAAAAATGGAAAAGAAAAAAGAACTATTGGGTATAGACGGCTTAGACCATGCGATGTACGCATTAGCATCAATGATTGCTTTGAGCTTATTAATACCGCCACAGTGGAAGATTATCGCACTGAGTGTCATGGTATTTGTCCAATTTATCATCTGGTATGGTTTTGAATATTTTCAAGCTAAAAAGATGAAGCAGGGCGCAAATCCATTAAAATGGTCACTTGCAAGGCGAAAAGACATGGTCTTGCCTGCGCTTTGTTATGTTTCTTTCTTTCTTGGTGCGGTGCTAAAATTCCATGGCATCAACTAAATACATCACCCAAGCGGGCATCCTGCGAAACGTCATCGAGCATAAGGGTAACAATACCGACGATGAAATCGGCATTGTAATTAATCTCCCAAATCCGAGCGACGTTTTAGAAGTACCAGGAATAATTTCACGCTATTCACGTTCCCCACTGCAAATCCGGCAAGGTATTGTCGTCATGCGTGATTATACGCCAGACAACACCTACGGTGACTCAATTACATTTCATGAAAACTCGCAACTCGCGATTGATAACTTTGAGCTATCAGACCCAGATTATCGTATCTCTGATAATGCAGAATGGCGAAAAAAATACCACGTTGACCGCATTATTCAAGCTTATAGCTTATCGGGCTGTGCCCACGTGGGCAATCTCATTATTAAAAATATATATATGCATACATCGGGAGAAGAAGACCAGGGCGTAATGCTCTCAGAAGCATTTGACTTCTATCATGATTTTGTACTTGGTACAGAAAGCTTAGATATCGATATGAGATACGAATGGTTATTAAGCTGTACAAATGTAACACGTTTAAAAATGGGTGGAGGTAAAACAAAAGTAAAAGGCTTAAACGGCAATGCACCCGCAATCCGTATCGGCTCAAAAGAAAACCCAATCAAAGAAACCCCGTACCACAGTCTAGAAATAGAGCTGGCAAGTGATCTGCAGCACCCGCGGAATGTCATTCCCTTCTTTGAAGATCAACGACTATTTGCAAAAGCACAGGAACTGGGGGTTAAACCCCGCGATCTTAGACGACTACTAACTTAAAAGAGATAATAAAAAATGGAAGAAAATAAACTTTGGCAAATTCTAAGCACGCTATTTTTAGTAGGGTCAGTAATAGCACTTGGTCAGTTGCTAGCAAGTGAGGAAAAATTAACGCTACGCATAGTCATTGGCCGAATGCTATCAAGCGGTGGGCTTGCGGTAGGCGCAGGGGCTGCACTGCAATTATGGCCAGAAATTCCTTTATTAGCATTAATTGGCTTAAGTGCAATATTAGCCAGCTTAGGCACATCGGTGTTGGAAAAGTTTTTCAATAAATTTGTTGGAGGCAATTAATTATGATTGAGATAAAAGGAAAGAAATACAACAGAAGTCGAGTCACTTTTTGGCTCTTAATGATGATGTTGATATTGGGTTATATTTTAGGTAAATCGTCATGCTGAAGCTATTACTAAAATGGATGAATCCGTGGAAATACGGATTTGTGGCTATTGTTATTGCCAGCTTACTAAGTTGGCACTACGGCGGAATATATTTTGCAAAACAAAAAGGTAAACAAGAGCAAAAACAAGAAACCGTAGCTGCAATTAATAATCTGATAAAAAAACAGGAGAAACAAAATGAAACAGACAATGCAGATGTTGATGCTACTGATGTTGATGTTATCCGTGCAGGGTTGCTCAAACAGTCAAGACCTAGTAGTTCCACTTTGTCAGCCAGCTCTAGCGCCTATAGTTTACAATATAGAAGCAGTTCAAGCGATGGACAACAAGGCACTGAAAGACACGGAAAAGCAGCACAGAGCATGGAGAAATCATACCAAAACTTGTGTAGACAGGCAGGGTGCTATCAAGGATGCCGATCTATAAAATTTGATCAAGAATTCGGTATAATTAGTGATTGCAAATAAGCAAAAAGGAAGAAAACAATATCATGAGTATTTTTTCAGAGTTCACAGCATTCAGCCCTTCAAGAGAAGATGAGAAAGAACTGGATTACAAACTAGACGAACTAATAATCTGGGAAATAGGGAGGAAAGGATCAGGCTTTAAGTTAAAATTAGAAAAAGGTTATGTGTTTAATTTATCAGTTCCGTGGTTTTTAACATGGGTGCTAAGCCCTCACAATAAAAAAGTACTTCTGGCTGCAGCCGTGCATGATAAGTTAACCGAATTAGATTATGACATCGCATTTTCATCCGCAGAATTTAGAAGAGCAGCAATAGCCCGTGGCTACCACCCAGTGGGTGCGTGGGCATTATTTATTGGAACATTTATATACTTACAATTAAAACGAATAATAAAAGGAAACATCAGTGAAAATTAAAATAATATTATTATTTATATCATTATTAATGATCTTGCCAGCACAAGCAAAAAAGATCCATTACGAACGCTGGTATCAAAAATTCCAATGCAATGCATTGGGAGGAATAACAGAATTTAGGCCCGCAAAAGACCGATTTGTTAGAGTTGATTGCGAGTTACCAAACTACTCTATAGAAGTAGACTTCTCGTCGGCAAAGCAATACGAAGCAATAGGTCAGTCGCTCTATTACTCTCATTTAACGGGTAAAAAAGCAGGAATCTGGCTAATCATAGAAAAGCAAAACGACATAAAGCACGCAATAAGAATGGTTCGAAATATTCGAGGAAACAAATTGCCAATTACAGTGTGGCTACAAAGATATAGAATAGGTAAAACCCCGAATTTTGAAATCTACTACCAACCATCCGTCAATGTCGGAAAGTTCGAGAAGCTCATGGAGTACGGCAGGAAGTTAGAAACTCAGAATAACTAGATAATTAAAAATACGTTGGCATTCGCATTCCCAAGGTGTCGGAAAGTGGGTATCTAAGTGTGATAAAATAATGGCAACGTGTTTATCGAATAGTGCAATATTAGTCATAGTACGATTATATATTATTTTAAAAAATAATAGAAAACTTTACGAAAAAGAAACTGTAAGTTATTGATTAATAATAGCAAAAAATAAAAGTTTACGAAAACAAAAAAACATAAGGTCTTGTATTTATTAATTTTTATATAGAACTTAAAATCCCTCGGTGGCAACACCGTGCCGGTTCGATTCCGGCCCTGGGCACCATTATTTTAAAATAAAACACTATTAAGAACAGTAACTTATGTGGTTGTTTTATTTTTATCATCCCATTATTTGATTTCATTTGAAATGACTTTACGAAAAAAAATAACCGTTTTACGAAAAAGAACTGCTTAACCAGCTGGTTTTATCTTCGGTATTTCTTTGTTGTAATGTCTTTTCATCGCTTCAGATAGTCCGCTGATGTCTTTGTTTTTTGCATCTGTCATTCCTTTGCTTTTTAGCTTATGAAGACTCCAGAAAATATTTTCTAATCCTTTTTTTGTCATTTCTCGTTTTAGCTCTTGCATGACTGCGTTTAGAGTGCCCTTTGCCATTTGACCACTGCTTGCGCCTATAATTAAATATGGGTCAATGGGTCTTATTTTGTGTTTGTCATGCTCTTTTAGTGCTTGGTCATATGCTTTTCTTAGTCTTGATGACCAGGTGATGATATTGTCTCGTGATCCTTTTCTTCGGTGTATTCTTATCCCTTCTTCTGTGCAGTCGCTTAATTTTATGTCGAGCACTTCTACTCCGCGCGTTGCGGTGAGGTATGTTATTTCAAATATTGCTTGTAAATATGGGCGTATATCTGAAGCTAGGTTATATTGAATTTCATATTCTTGGTGGGAGACGTATCTTTCATTCTTGGGCTCTACGAACTTTTCCCGCCCTTTCAGGGGATTAATATGAATCCCGAGGTTTGGCACGTTGTTTAGCGCCCAGCTTATTGCACTGGTGAGAAATGTTATTTCTCTATTAACTTGCACTTCTCCTTTTTTACCTGCTTTTTTGTAGTTTTCTAGTCTTTTTTGAGCGATTGCGTTGATTATCGGCTTGTCTAGTGCTGAAAGGTGTAGTTCTGCTAATGTTTCTTGTTTGCCATTTATTTTTATTGGGTGGTTTATTATTTTACAGAGGTTTTGGTCTCTTTTTTGGCTTGATGGTGCTTTTTGCTTCCATTTTGCAGATTTCATATATTCTGAAACTATCCAGCCAATTTGCCCTTTTGTACCTGTTTCTTGTTTTTTTATTTGTTCTTTGGCAATTAAGTAGGCTTGGTAGATATGATCTGGGTCATCACCTAATTTTCCTATTGAAATAGGAGGTTTTAAAAAACCGCCTTTGTCTGTTTTTATTCCATCATGCCTTTCTTTTTTTTTGATGTAAGGCCGATATTGGAGAGTTCCATTTGAATTGTGGACGTATTTTATATTGTACTCTGTTGTAATTTTTCGCTTTCGTGGTGGCATTTTTGACCTATGAAATACTAATCTATTGGGCTTATTACTGCATTTCCGCCCTTGTTGAGTACGTGAGTATAGATCATTGTCGTTTTTACGTCTGCGTGGCCTAACAATTCTTGCACGGTTCTTATGTCGTATCCAGATTGTAGTAAGTGTGTTGCAAATGAGTGGCGTAAGGTGTGGAGCTTTATGAACTTTGTGATAGTTGATGCCCGTTTTGCTTTTCTAAATGCCTTTTGTAATGCGCTTGGATGAATGTGATGCCTTCTTTCTATGCCTGATCGAGGATCTATTGACCTGTTTCTTGCAGAAAATAAAAACTTCCAGCCTAGTTCTTTTCCTGCATTTGGGTATTTGCGTTCTAATGCATTTGGCAAGTAAACACTTGTGAAGCCTTCGCGTAGGTCTTGTTCGTGATGTGCTCTTGTTTGATTGATACGTTGTATTAGTTCTTGTTTAAGTGATGCTGGTAGCATCGTTCTTCTATCTTTAAAGCCTTTTCCGTTAAATATTTTTATTTGATTTTGTTGTAGGTCTATATCTTGAATGCGTAATTTAATTAGTTCATTTAGCCTCATTCCTGTGCCGTAGAGCATTCTGATCATGAAATTATTTTGACCTTGTGGCATGAGGCTTGTTAGTTCGTTTATTTCTTCTTTCGTGAGTACCGTTGGTATTCTTACTGGTTTTTTTGATCGGGTTATTTGTAGTTGGTCGCCTAGATCAATATTCAATACTTTGTTGTAAAAGAGAACCAAGGCGCAAAGTGCTTGTTTTTGTGTGCTTGCAGATACGTTGTGCTGCATAACTAATGCATTTAGGTATTGTTCTACTTCTAATGGCCCCATTGCTTGCGGGTGCTTCCATTTCTTTGTTATTTGATGATGGTGCTTGATGTAGTGCCTTACCCAATTGATATATGTCCGCTCTGTGTTTAATGCGTAATTGTTACGACGTAGGAAGGTTCTGAATTGTTCCAATATTTTCGGGGGATTATTGCTCATAAGTTTAATATAGCGGGACTCCCCAAAAGTCACACTTTTTCCTTGGTTATCGGTTATATGCTTTGATTGTCGGCATAATATTATGTGTTAGGTTAATGGTTATT